TCAATTGAAATCAGGCGAGTGAACTTTGCTGATTTTGAAGTTCGTGAAGCCGGCGATGGAATGTCTTTTCGTGGTTATGCAGCAGTATTCGATTCACCATCTGAACCATTGCCATTCATCGAACGCATCAAACCTGGTGCTTTCTCAAAATCATTGCGCTCAAGAGCAACAATCAAGATGTATTTGAACCATGATTCAACGAGAGTTCTTGGTTCAACGAGAGCCAAAACTCTGCGTTTGCAAGAAGATTCTCATGGTTTGCTCGCTGAAGCAGATTTGCCACAGACCACAGATGGCCAGAACTTGGCGATCTTGATGAAGCGTGGAGATGTGGATTCAATGTCTTTTGGTTTCACAGTTCCTGCTGGTGGCGACAAATGGTCTGCTGATGGCATGGAGCGTGAACTGCGTCAGATTCGTTTGCATGAAGTTTCTGTTGTCACAGGCTTTCCTGCATACCCTGCAACAACTGCACAAGTTCGTTCCATTGATGCGCTTGCCACCAGAACCGGCGCAGATGTTGATGCTCTTGCTGATGCGATCACAATGCTTGAAGCCGGCATGACACTCAACGAAAATCAAGCATCTTTGTTGACTGAAACTGTTGCGAAATTGCGCAACGATGATGAAGTTGTTCCACAAGCGTTGGACATGAAACGCAAACAACTTGATCTCTTGTTGAATGAAATCTGATTCTGTTGCATTAGACAAAATAGTTTGCAACAATTGTTGATAGTGCGTGAGTCCCTCTGCACTTTCTGATGCTGTGTCCCACACATTCAAATCAATAGTCCATATCTATCCAAAAGGATTCAAAGATGTCTTACATCGATCGTCAAATTGAATTGCGTCAGCGGGCATGGGAAGAGGCAAAGGCTCTTCTTGATGGTGCTGAAGCAGAAAAGCGTGATCTTTCCGCTGAAGAGCAAGAGAAGTATGACCGCATCAGCGCAGACCTGTCTGAGCGAGCAGCAGTCATCGCCAAGCTGCGTTCAGATGAAGAGCGTGAAAACAAGTTCGCTGCTGCCGCAACGAGCATTGAAAGCCAGGTTCGTGTAGAGAATGCTCTTCGCAATCCTGATGAAGACAAGGTTCGTGCGCTCGTCAATGGTGAACTCCGTTCAGCAACTTTTGAAAAGCGTGATGTCACGACTGCTTCAACAGGCGCACCTGTACCAACTTCTTTCTACGACCAGATTGTGAAGCACATGGTTGTTGCTGGCCCTATGCTGGAAACTTCCACAATGATTCGCACCACCGGTGGCGAGAAGTTGCAGATTCCACGCTCGAACGCATACAGCACATCTGCTCTCACCGCACAAGGTTCAGCATTCGCAGAAAGCGATCCAACTTTCCAATCGTTCTTGGACATGGATGCTTACAAGTACGGCTTCCTTGTCCAGGTTTCTCGCGAAATGCTTGAAGATTCTGGTGTCGATCTGCTTGGTTTCTTGGCAGAACAGTCAGGTATCTCCATTGGTGTTGCAGTCAATACTGCACTCACTACCGGCTCAGGCTCATCTGCTCCAGAAGGCATCGTGACTGCAGCTGGAACTGGTGTTACTGGTTCGACTGCTGTCTCTGGTGCATTCACCGCAGACAACCTGATTGACCTCACCTACAGCGTCAACAGCGCATATCGCCGGATGCCAGGTACTGGTTGGGCAATGCGTGGATCAACCATTGCTGCTGTTCGCAAGTTGAAAGACACTTACGGTCAGTATCTGTTCCAACCATCACTCCAGGCTGGTCAGCCAGATCAGTTGCTCGGATATGCCATCTATGAAAATCCTGATGTTGCTGCAGTTGGTACTGCTGCAAAATCTGTGGTCTTTGGAAATCTCCGTTCGTACTATGTGCGCATGGCAGGTGGAATCCGTTTCGACCGTTCAGATGACTATGCATTCGCTAACGATCTGATTACTTTCAAGGCGAGTGTTCGTCTTGATGGTGGTCTTCCACAGCAAGGTGCAGTCAATGTGTTCCTAGGTGGCGCATCGTAATTTGATGCGGTCCTTTGACCACTAAGATTTGGACAGACTTTCTCCGGCGCAGGGTGAGAGTCTGTCCATTTCTATTTTCACGGAGAGCATGAGTGAATGATCGTCATAATTCGAAACACACCGGTGGAATTGCCAGACCTGGAAGCACAATTCCTGATTCAAGCAGGATTGGCGAACTTGCCAGAAATGCGACCATCAAAACAAAAGACTCGCTTCGAATCCTCTGGTACTCCAACGCACCGTTCACCGGCACAGGCTATGGAGTCCAAACCGCAGATGTCTGTCAAAGGCTCAAAGAAGAAAACCACGAAATAGCAATTGCTTGTAACTACGGGATCGCTGGTTCAACATCCAATTGGAACGGTTTGAAACTGTATCCGCAAGGTAATTCGATGTATTCAGACGATGTGCTTGCTGCACATTATATGGATTGGACAAACAACAGCAGTCTCGCTCCATTGCTCATCACGCTGTTTGATGTCTGGCCATTGAACACACAGTTCTTGCATTCGATTCCACGCATCTTGTCTTGGTGTCCAATTGACCATGTGCCAATTCCACCAGCCGTTCTGCGGTTCTTGATGTCAGAGAATGTCACACCATTGGCGATGTCCAAGTTTGGGCATGATCTCATGTTGAAAGCCGGATTAGATGCTTTCTACGCTCCGCATGGTGTCGCACCTGCGTTCAAACCGAGCGACTCGTTCAACAACATTGATGGTCGCAGCTTCATGCGAGTTGAAGATGATGCTTTTGTGGTGATGATGAATGGCGCAAATAAAGGTGCTGTGCCATGTCGCAAAGCATTTGGTGAAAACATTCTTGCATTCTCGATCTTTGCGAATGACAAACCTGATGCTGTTCTTTATATGCATTGTGAGAATCGTGGTTCTGGTGGTGGCATTGATCTTGAAGCGTTGTGCAGGTCTGTTGGTTTGCAACCGCACCAGGTGAAGTTTGTTGATCAATATGCGCATCGTGTTGGTATTGCTCAAGAACTGTTGGCAACTCTCTATACAGCAGCTGATGTTCTGTTGGCTTCATCTATGGGTGAAGGTTTTGGTGTTCCAACGATTGAAGCGCAAGCGTGTGGTACTCCAGTCATTGTGTCCAATTTCAGCGCACAACCAGAGTTGGTTGGTGATGGTTGGATCGTTGACTCACAGCCTTGGTGGAATCCGTTGCAAGAAGCATGGTTTTGCACACCATCTGTGCCGGACATCGTGAAATCTTTGAATGAAGCCTATGAAGCAAAGATCAAACATTCGACTAAAGCAGTCAAGTTCGCTGAACAATACGCAGCAGAAACTGTATTTGATAAGTATTGGAAACCAATCTTGAAAACTTTCGCATGAAACTTGGATGGGTAACACATCATCTTCCAACAGTTGAACCTGTTGATGGATCGTGGATTCCTGGTGGCTTGCGTGGTGGCGCAGAAATGTCTGATGCGGAGTATCTGTCTCTTTGTCCACCAGGAGTTGATGTGCTTGTGATTGCATCTGATCAAGTTCTGGTCAAGTTTGATGAGTTGAAATCATGTGATCGTGTTGTGGTTACAGGCACAGATTTACTTTGTGATCAAGCCATGTTGCAGCTGGCCATGCTCAAACCAATGGTGTTTGTTCATCATCTACAAACTCGCACATCTGCTCGCAGAGTATTGCTGGAGAATGCATTCCCATTTGTGTGTCACACACCTGCTCATCTGATGAAAGAACAAGAGTGGTGCGACTTTGCCAACGAACCAAAGTTGGTGCTGTCAGCGTTCAATCCACATGAGATCAAACCTGGTATCAAGCAACCGTTTGCATTGTGCGCATCCAGGAATCATCCATTGAAAGGTTTGAACCAGGCTCGTTTGTATGCAGCACAACATGAAATGGAATTGGTTGTTGCAACAGATTGGTCACGATCAGAAGTGTTGAAGACAATGACCAATGCTCAATGGTTCATTCATCTCCCATTGGCATTTGAATCGGAATGTCGCTCAGTCATGGAAGCCATTCTCGCAGGTTGTGAAGTCATCACAAACGATAATGTTGGAATCACTTCTTACCATCATTGGCGAGATCGTGCATGGTTGCATGACGAAATCATCGCATCGCAACTTAAGTTCTGGAGCGCAATTTTGCCATGAGAGTTCTGGTATTGATCCCCACTTATAATCGATCAGACACGCTCGCTGCCATCGCAAACAACATCCAAATGGATGACCGTTGCACACCTGTGTTCATTATTGAACGAGACGATGAAGCATCACATCAAGCAGCTTTGGAACTTGGCCACATTGAAGTGATCTTCAACCAACGGTCTCGATCTTATGCTGGCGCAATCAACACAGCAATTGAAATGCATCGCTCACACAAACAACCATTCTGGTATTTCTTTGGCGCAGATGATCTCTTATTCCATGACGGATGGCTCGATCAGATGTTTGATTTGATTCCACAATTTGATGTCATTGGAACGAATGATCTTGGAAATCCAGAAGTCATGTCAGGGATTCATTCAACACATTCGCTTGTCAGCAAAAAGTATGCAGAGAATGGATGTGTTACTCAACCAGGTTTTCCATTGTGTGAAGAATATGAACACAACTGGTGTGATACAGAGTTCATTGAAACTGCGAAATCTCGAAATGCGTTTGCTCCATGTTTGGCATCTGTGGTGGAGCATCGTCATTGGGCATGGCACAAAGCAAAGATGGATGCCACATATGAAAAAGGTCTGCGCACAGAAGCAAAAGATCGTGCGTTATTTCAAGAACGGAGACATCTGTGGAGTGGCATATAACAGGCGCAAGCGGATTCATTGGTTCGCACATTGTGAATCATCTTGTTCAATCCGGTGAAACAGTTGTGGCATATTACAGAACAGCACCAACAGACCAGATTCGAATCGCAAACCTGGCTAACGCTCAGCAACATAGACAAATGGATTTGGTTGATGAGATACCGGATTTTTCGTCAGCAGATCGAGTTCTACATTTCGCTGCAGATATGGGTGGTGTTGGATATTTTCACGCACATGATCTCTGGCCATACATCGCAAACTCAAAGATGACATTCAATGTTTTGCAAGCAATCCAGAAATATGAAGTCAACAGATCGTTCTTGGCTTCTAGTGCTTGTGCGTATCCAATACAGTTTCAACAATCCAAGCGTCATACTTTGCCATTGGCAGAATGGATGCTGGACAATGGAACACCAGATCAAATGTATGGTCGTGAAAAGTTGGCAATGATTCGTCTTGGTCAACGAATGACATTGGATGTTCGTGTTGGCATCTTGCACACCATCTATGGAGTTGGACAAGAATCAGATGGTGAGCGTGTGAAGTTTCCTGTCGCTGCAGCAAAGAAAGCGTTGGATGCTCGATCTTCTGGTGTGATTAATTGTTGGGGTACAGGTGAGCAGAAACGCAGTTACCTATACATTGACGATGCTGTTGCAAAGATCATGGCAATCATAGAAAGTGATATCTATCAAGGACCTGTCAATGTTGGCAAGACTGGTGCGATCTCTTGCAATGATGTGTTGAACTTATGTGCAGAGATTGTTGGTGTGAAACCAGCGTTCACATATTCAGATGACAAACCATCTGGTGTCGCCAATCGTGACTGCGACAACAC